CGTGACGTTTCCTCTCAGTGCGAGAGTTTGATAGAACCCCAGTCAGAGGGGCTTCAGGTAACACTCGGTGCGAAAGTGCCAGAGTGCAACATGTTCGAGGTCACGAGTCAACGTGGCATAGTGGTTAAACCCCTCGTCATACGGGAAGGCAATCCCCGATCTGCTCACAATTATACCACCCGCGGGTCGGCTGTGTACCATTCTGTAACCAGTGCCGGCACCAAAACCGGGTAGTAGGCTAATGCTTACACCAGCGTATGAGAGGAACGGCAGTTCCCATCGCGCAAGATAAACTAGTAACCTGGTGGTAGCAATATCACCACTCCCCACATGCGTCTAGTCCAGCACGAAGGAGTAAAGAGGGTGCGGTTCCACTTATGGAGTCGTGTCATCTTGGCAAAATGTGGAGCAACTCAAAAGGTTGTTCTTAGTAAAATTCTCGGCAGGATCTGGATGCCCGCCCCCACCACCATGTGTTAATAGCCATGGAATAATGGTGGGGTGTCGGATATGTGTCCTACGAAGGCGAGAAGGCTCGACAGCCACTCACGTTTAAGATGATAAAGGTCTGGAAAGTGATACTCCAAAAGATATCTCAGGATCGCTTAGCTTGCGAAAGAGTTGGAAACCAGGTAAGAACAGTCCACATGCGAACGCAGACAGCCGCCGTATGATTAGAGCGCCCTCGACCAACCGCCTTAATATGTTTTATAAAATGTCAGTTCGTACTTTTAAAACGCCCGGCACGGAGTCCGGTTCAACAACTCCTACTCTCACCACGGTGACACCCCGAAAGACCAAATTCAGCATGGCGAAGCAAAGCCAAACTGAAAGGAGTGTGGGAACACTCAGCACGAATCAAGCCAAATTAATCCAGCATCTGCGAAAGCGGACCAAGCCCATCCCCATTCCCAAGCGCGCCCCTTTGAGATACATTCCCGTAGAGCGGGAGGAGGAAGTAAACCAACCTCTGCTTTCACACCATAAGAAGGCAACTCAGAGCGCAGCCTTTTGGTGCTGCAACGCCCCAGACGCCGACCACGGGGGAGAGCCAAAACTCACAGTGTTGGTGAAGGGTGAGGTAGGGCACTGCTTTAAGAATGTCATGAAGCAGAAAGATAAGCCGTACACCTCCATTCTAGACGTGGAGGGGGAAGATGAGCTATACTCAGTCTGGGTGGTGGACAGGGAACGCAAGCAGGTCACCCACCACATCACCACCTACAGCGAGAGGTTCTGGCCAGCGGAGAACAAAGCGCATCTCATCACCTGTTATAACAGGGAAGAGTTGCTGCTATGCCGAGGCGAGCCACAGACTAAGGGAGGAGACAAAGCGCGGCGCCCCAAGAAGAAGGCCACAACGAAGAAGAAGCCACACTACAAGCGGGAGAAGGAGACCCGCAAGCCACGCCAGGCTTACGAGCAAAAGTCAAGGCCGGCGACCAGACCAGGCGGGCATAAGAAAACATACAAGCAGAAATCTATAGCCCCAATGCCGACTATGCTCGCCACCCCTATGCTGGGGACCTCCGCTGCCCCGGTGGCGTGGTCAGCCGGGATCAAGCAGACCCACCCGGTTGTCGTACAGACTGCAGACGGCCTACGGATCAAGCACACTGAGTACATCGAGGCAGTGAGCTCCACCTCTTCAGCCTCCACCTATCACGTCTTCCGCCTCGGAGCTGGGGCTAGCGTGGAAGGCTTCAACCCAGGATGCGGGATGTTCACATGGCTGAGGCAGATTGCCAAGGAGTATGAGATGTACAAGTGGCACAAAATGGTGGCAGTATGGGTCCCCGAAAACAGCACTAGCGACGCAGTTGACATTGTTGGCGCGTTTGTGCGAAACCCCAACGACCCGCCACCTCAGGACCTGTCGCACATGATGAAGCTGGAAGGAGCAAAGTTGCAATCGGTGTGGGCACAAGAGGACCGAAAGTGGAACCTGTATCCAGGTGCCATGAACCGCATGGTTGGTTGGCGCTACGTGCGGAACGCG